CCGTGCAAGGGACTGCAAAGCCCGTGGCCCGAGGTGTTTACTCCGTCGATCCTGACCCTACGCCGATCCGCGATGGGGCCGATGGGCTACGCACGCGCCTACGAACTCGTCCCGCTCTCGTCGGACTTGCTGGTGTTCCGGCCCGAATGGGTGGGGTACTACCGCCCTGACGCGCTGCCCAAGGTGACCCGCACCATTGCCGCGTTGGATTGGGGGTACGGCAAGAAGGCGCAGGAGCGCGATGACCCCGACTACAGCGTGTGCCTCGTCGGGGAGGTTGACCACGCCCGGAACCTGTACCTGACCGACATCCTGCGCGTGCGGGAATCGTTCCCCGTGTTCGCAAAGCACGCCGCAAGCCTCCTGTCGCGCCGGGGTGCGTCGGTGGTGCTGGCCGAGGCGAACGGGCCACAGAAGGGAATATTCGACCAGTTCCGCGACATGTCCACGCAGCCCATGCTCGCCGTGGAGCGGACCACGGACAAGCACCTTCGGGCGGCAGGGGCGCAGCCCTTCGTGGAGCAGGGCAAACTCCTGTTCCCGATGGACGAGGGGGGCAAGGTGCTGCCCGCGTTCCAGCCCGTACTGGACGAGATGCTTGCCTTCCCCGCCGGAGCGCACGATGACACCGTGGATACGGTGGTTGACCTGTGCGCCGAGGCCGTGCGCGGCTCGCTGTCACCCGGCGAGAAGAACGTCGCCCGGATCGAAAAGCCCGATGCCATTGGCCGGATGTTCGGTGCGCGTGCGCCCAAGCGTCCGTTCTTCGCCTAGCGCATTGCGTTCATGGGTGCGGCGGGTAATATCGAACCGTGGCCGACATTGACCTGACCCCCACGGAAGAAATGGCTGCGAACGCCAAGCGTGGCTTGGAACTGCGGCGCAAGCACGGACGCGGCGGCACGGCTGTCGGCGTGGCCCGTGCGCGTGACATCTCCAACCGCAAGACGCTGTCGCCGGAAACCGTGCGGCGGATGCACGCCTTCTTCAGCAGGCATGAGAAGAACAAGGCGGGCGGCGAGGACGATGCCGGGTACATCGCGTGGCTCCTGTGGGGCGGCGATGCGGGACAGGGGTGGGCAAAGCGAAAGGTTGACCAAATGAACAAGCAGGAGAACGCGATGAGCGACACCTACAAGGCGATTGCGGAGCGGCTTGGGAGCGCGGCAAGGAACGACCGCCCCGGCGCGAAGGCGGAGATGGGCAAGCGCGATGCAATCGAAGATGTAACCAACGCGCTTGCGATTGCCAAGCGAAAGATTGATGAAATGACGCGGCGGGCGCAGGCTGGTGAACTATCGATTGTGAAGAAGGAGATCAACTATCTCCGTGGCGTAAGCGATGCAATGACGCAAAGGATCGAAAAATTTGAATCTACGGGCTTCTCCCGCCCCGGCGCGAAGGCGATGATGGGGAAGCCACGGTTCCGGGTTCGCAAACTGCATAACGGATATCTTGCGGTAGACCTGAATCAAGGGAGCGGGTGGGAACGCTACGACACAACGCATGAAGATTCGTGGGACGGATTGGAACCCTACGAACGCGGATATCAGAAGGCATACGACCGTGGATTGCGGTGGAGTGGCGGCGCGTGGCGTGTCCCTAGCATCAAGTCCTCCCGCCCCGGCGCGAAGGCGAAGATGAGCCGCGCCGAACAGGTCATGCGCGATGGCAGCGTTCACCTTGACTTCCGTGCCGCGAAGGAATGGTTGGAATCCGTGAGCGAAGATGCGTTGCGGTACATCATCAACGATGCACAGAAGGCAGCAAGGGCAATGCCTGACGGCAACAAGTGGAACTACTACCACGACCTGTCTTTGACGGCGCAGGATGAACTTCAGCGGCGCAAGAAGAAGTCCTCCCGCCCCGGCGCGAAGGCGGTGTTTGCCGTGGCTCCCGAAATCATCCGAAGCATCAACGCTGGCCTAAACAAAATGGCTACCGAGATCAGAACACTTCAGGATGAAGGCGATATCCGAGATTCCAATCTGCGTATGAAGGATTACAAGGACTTGAAGAAGGTCGCAGAGGCCATCAGCGCGGGAGACGGGAGCGCGGAACACGCAAAGCGGATTGCCTCCATGCTGTATCACTTGGATACAGAGGTGCGTGAGTTCATCGGCGGCGCAACCCGCCAATGGCTGCGAAACCACACGGCTTACTCCCGCCCCGGCGCGAAGGCGAAGATGGCGAGATGGGAAGAAAGCCACGCGGACGGTTGGGGCGATTTGTCCAAATCGCTGACTGCAACAATCAACGGGACGCGATGGACAATTGTTGTCGATGCTTCAACCGGGAAGGGGCAACTGATGCGCTCAAGCGGAGGCGCACCAAAGTTTGTGAAAGAAGGCGCGGTCGATCAACTGAAGCGATACGCGGAAACCACAAGGGCCTCCCGCCCCGGCGCGAAGGACACCAACGCCGTCCGCGAAGGCTGCAAGATCAGCGCGGAGGACGAAGCCTGCCTCAAGATGATGGCCGCTGCCGACGAGAAGGTGAGCGAAAAGATTCGCACCCTCATCGCAGAGGGCAAGCCGCAGAAGCAGGCCGTCGCAATCGCACTTGACCTCAAGCGCAGGGGAGAACTGTGAGCAAGAAGCGCGGCACCGATCCGAACCCGTTGCAGAACGGACTCACGCCGGAACAGCGTCCGCGCAAGCCGCTGCCCGCTCCCGTGGAGCGCGGCATCACCCTGCCCCTCGCCACCCCGGTGGAGGTGCAGCGTTCGTTCTTCACGACCGCCGACAAGTTGCTGCGGAACGCCAGCCTCGCCTACAGGCTGAACCCGCAGTACCAGATGATGATGCGGGCGGATGCGGACATCGAAGGTGTCCTGCGGTCCCTGCAAGTCACCCTCGCGTCCCTTGAGTGGGCCGTGGTGTCCGATGACGAGGAGAACCCCCGGCTGGTCGAACTGGCCGACCGCATCTCCCGCATCTTCGACGCGATGCCCCGGCGGTCGGACTTTGTGCGGGCCATGCACGAAGCCGTGTGGTACGGCAACTCCGCGTGCAACATCGTCTACCGCAAGGACGAGCGCACGGGCGTGGCGGTCAAGGAGTGGTATCCGTTCCACCCCGATACCCTCGCCTACGACCAGCGCGGCAACCTCGCCATGCGAGTGGGAGCGGACTACTCCGCTCACGGGCCGTCCGAGCAGAACATCGGCTTTGACAGCCGCGTGCATATCTTCACGGAGGACGAGCGGAAGGCCATCGTGCTGCACCGCGTGTTCGTCGCCGCCCCCGACTTCAACGACCCGAACAGCAGCGAGAGCATCTACCGGGGCGTGGGCGCACGCGATGTTTGTTGGTTCATGTGGCTTGCCAAGCAGGAGATTCTTCAGGACGCGATCACCTACGCGGAGCGGTACGCGATGGGCATTCGCGTGGGGTACTACCCGCTTGGGCAGGACGCGGGCCGCTCCATGATGGAGAACGTGCTTGCAAACCTGACCAACGACAACAGCGTGCTGCTGCCGCAGTCGGGCACCGAGAAGGTCTACGACATCGACATCAAGGAGCCGAACGCGGGCCGCGCCACGGTGTTCCTTGACCTTGTCAACTGGTTCTCCTCCAAGATCAAGGAAGCGATCCTTGGGCAGTCGCTCTCTAGCGAGGCGGGCAGCACCGGATTGGGGTCGGGCGTGGCAAGCCTGCACGCGGACACGCTCTCCCGCATCATCCGCTACCACGCTGACGCGCTCGCGGACAGCCTCACGACCGACTTCGTGCGCGTCATCGCGCAGATGCTTGGCGCGTCCGAGGACGAGGTCTGCGCCCTGCGCTTCCAGTTTGCCCCCGAGCGGCCCGACCCGAAGGAGCGGCTAGAGGCGATTGAGAAGTTCGTGGCGATGGGCGGCAAGGTCAGCGAGGCCGAGGTCCGCGACCTGCTTGGGCTGTCGCAGCCGAAGCAGGACGAGGCGGTGCTTGGCGGCGGCGGCGCGAACCCCTTGGATGCCATCCTTGGGCAGACGGCGGCGCAGGAGGGCGCGGAACCCGCCCCCGACGCTCCCAAGACCTTCCGGCGCACGCGCTGGCTCTGACCCGTGGCAAAGGCTTCGGCAACCACGCAAGCCCTGATCCGGGCCGTGTACGCGGACGGGGCGCAGGCGTACCGCCGTGCCATCGCCGCGCAGGTGGAGGGCAAGACCCCCGACAGCGAGTGGGACGCTTGGGAGGCCGATACCGCCGCCCTACTGCTCGTCGGATGGGCGATGGGCGCGCATCAATCCCTGCACAGCGCGGGGGTGGACATCCCAAAGCCTGCTACCCCTGCCCGATTTGACCGAGGCGACCCGGAACTGCTGCTGAAGTTCAAGCCGGGTCCAGCCCGCGAGGTCATCCGGCGGTTCGTTGACCTCATCCCGATCACGCGGGCGAAGTGGAACAGCCTCATCGACAACGCCTTCGCCGCCGCGAACGAAATGCGGCAGGACGAGGCGGCGACCGCCCTTCAGAAGTTGGCCGACCGCAGCCCCAAACTCCGGGCGTTAATCCTGCCCGCAAGCAGCGGCGCACAGCCGAAGGAAGCCCCCGGCATCCCCCCGGCTGCGGGGCTACCGGAGGAGGTGCGGAAGCGGCGCACCCCCGGCGTGCAGGCCGTGGCGCGAGGCGCGTTCTTCGTGACCGGGATGACGCAGGAGCAGGTAGAGGCCACGCGCAGCCTGCTCGCCAAGGCCATCCGGGGCGACATCACGCAAAGCGTTGCGGGCAAGCGACTTGAGCGGCTAGGGGTGGGCGACTTCGTGGAGCAGGCCACCCTTGCCACCGGGACCGATCTGACGGCGGCGCGGCTAGAAACCGTCTACCGGACGAACCTCAACCGGGCGGCTTCGCAGGGCCAGTTGGACATCGTGCGGGACGAGAAGGTGCAGGCGTTCGTCCCGGTCATGCAGTTCACGGCGACGAAGGACAACCGGACCCGTGACACGCACCGGGCGATGGACGGCTTCGTGGCGACCGTGGAGCAGATCGACGCGCAGGGCATCAACACCCCGTGCGGCTTCAACTGCCGCTGCGGTTGGAAGCCCATCCGCATCACCAAGGCGATGGCGCAGGGGTGGGTGGACGATGACGGCGCACCCGACTACGAGGCGATCCAACGGCACAACGGACGGCGGCAGGCGTTGATTGACACGGGCAAGTTCCCCGACCCCGGCTTCGTGTCGGGCTGACACACAACCCATTGCGGTTGCGCAGCGCACCGCTACCATAAGGACGAGGGCAAACCAATGGCAGACGCAACGATCATCACCTACCAGCGCGCATACAACAACGTCAGCGTGGCGAGCGTGGGCGCGTCCTACGGAAGCATCGCCACCCTTTCGGCCACCAAGCCAAGCAGCGGCGTGGTTCACGATCAGCAGTTGAGCAGCATTTCCCCGTCCCTGCTGCGGATCATGCCGTACGCAAGCAGCACCAGCATCGGCTCGGCTACGGGTGTGCGCGTGGTGGGGTGGACGGGCGAGGTGAGCAGCGCGGACGGGCTGACATACTGGCTCCCGACCGTGCTTGCGGACTTCAACCTGACGTTCAGCAGCGGAACGGTGCCGACGTACAGCCTTGATAGTGCCACGCAGCGTCCGTTCGCCACCATCGCGCAAGTGGCCGGAACCCCGGCGGCGAACCTCTACAGCCCCGGCACGGCGGCTGCGGCGAACGTCGAACCCGCCGCTGCGCTGGTGGACATCGTTGGCAGTCAGATCGTCACCGTGCAGTTCAAGGCCGCAAGCGGCACGCCGACGATGGGCGTGTTCGCTACCACGATCTAATGCGCCGCAGCACCCGGATGTCCCGCCCCACCCTGTCCGGTTCATCCCGTGCGGCGGTCCTGCTTGGCAACGACGGCGACGGCTCCACGCTCACCCTCGACTTCACCACGGGCCAACTCGACCCGCGCCTGACGTTCACGCGGTCGAGCGATGCGACGTTCATCAACAGCAGCGGGCTGGTGCAATGGGCTGACGCGA